GTATAAATAATAATGATACCGATTAAACAGGTAACACAAATACAACGAATATAAAAATATAATAAGGAGAATACGAATATGGATTTTGAAACATTAAAATCTTCATCTAGTAACTTTGATAAATTAACGAAGGCACTAGAAACGAACCTCAAACCTGAGGATCAATCAAACAAAAACAAATACCAAGACGACAGATTTTGGAAACCAGAGTTAGATAAAACTGGAAACGGTTATGCCGTTATCAGATTTTTACCTGCTGTGTCAGGCGAAGACTTGCCTTGGCAAAGAGTATGGTCTCACGCTTTCCAAGGACCTGGTGGTTGGTATATTGAGAACTCATTAACAACATTAAATCATAAAGATCCTGTGTCAGAAGAAAACACAAGACTTTGGAATACAGGTGTTGATAGTGATAAGGAAATTGCTAGAAAGAGAAAAAGAAAATTATCTTATTACTCAAATATTCTAGTACAAACGGATCCAAAACATCCAGAGAACGAAGGCAAAGTTTTCTTATACAGATTTGGTAAAAAGATATTTGATAAGATTACTGAAGCAATGCAACCTGCTTTTGAAGACGAAGCAGCAATCAACCCATTTGATTTTTGGAAAGGTGCAAACTTTAAACTAAAAATTAGAAAAGTTGATGGTTACTGGAACTATGATAAGTCCGAATTTGAAGGTGTGTCAGCACTTGCTGATAATGATGAGAAGATCAAAACAGTTTGGTCAACTCAACACGCTTTGAAACCATTTTTAGCGGCAGATAATTTTAAAACTTATGAGGAACTCAAAGAGAAACTTCATAGGGTGTTATCGGGTGCTAGAAAAACTGAAACTGTTGCCGTTGCCGACCTCCCGCCTGCAACCAATGGTTCAGCAAAAAGTATGAAAGACTCGCCAATCGCTAGTGATGATGACGATACAATGTCATACTTTAGTAAGTTAGCCGAAAGCGAGTAATACTCTCTCTCTTGGTACATACTTTAAGGGCGCCCTAGGTAACTATGGCGCCCTTTTTTTATGCCAAATTACCAATTCCATTATAAATATAGCGTATGCCTAGTATATTAGACCCATTAGTAGATAAAGCAGGTGGTATAAGAAAAACTGCCTCTTGGTATAGAAATGCCGTTGCTTCTATTGCAGATAGAGTATCTGCTAGAAGACTTATGAGGTCTGGTAAATTGAACGGCAGACCTAGTATAGGTCGGTTAAATATGTTCTTTTATGACCCTAAATATAAAAAGACATTACCATATTATGATATATTTCCACTTGTATTACCTATTGATAGAATACCAGGTGGATTTGTAGGCATTAATTTTCATTATTTAAGACCTGGTGCTAGATTTGCTTTGTTAGATAGATTACAAAGATTTTCTATAAGAGGTAGAGAATTAACAAGACAAAATAAATTTGATGTCAGTTATGATAGAGTAAAAGGAATGCCATTGGTTAGTAGAACGATAAAGAAATATTTGTGGAATCACGTCAGGTCTAGTTTTTTAAGAGTTGAATATGATGAGGCAGCGTTATCAGTTTATTTACCAGTAGCACAATTTAGAAAAGGGAGACCATATTAATGGCAATTTTACGAGGAGGCAAACGAATATTCGGACACGATATCCGTATTGGTATTCCAAGAGATAGGTCATTGGACAATGTAACTGGTGATCCTAGATTGAAAAGAACACAAGGTGGAAATCCTGAAACTACATTAGGTCGTTTCCAATCTTATATAAATGAGGCAGAAGGTTTTGCTAGAAAGGCAAGATATTATGCTGAGTTTCAATTACCTAGAGGTATCCAAAATACAATTGAACTTGCAACTGACTTTGAAGATACTTCAGAAGCAATGGATGAGAAACAACATTTTCCATCACAACAATATTTACTTGCTGTTCAACAAGCAAATGGCAGACGAGTTAGAGCATTTTGTTCAGCAATTAGTATGCCAGATAGAGAACTGGTTAGCAAAGAAGTTAGACACGGCAATGCACCAACGAGAAATATTGTTTATGATTTTAAAACAGGAGGCATTGAAGCAACATTTTATATGGATAAATTTATGAGAGAAAGAAGTTATTTTGAATTGTGGCAAAAGGCAGCAATCAATACAACAACATCTTACAATGTAAATTACTATGATAATTATGTTTCAAATTTAAACATATTTCAATTAGGACAATTTGCAAGCAGACAAGAGCGTGATGATATGACCTATGGCATACAATTAATAGATGTTTATCCTGAAAATGTAGGTGCAATAGATTATTCACACGATTCAAATACGGTGCAAAATGTAACCGTAGGTTTCAAATTTAGAAACTGGATAAATTACTTTATAGATAAACAAGGTAATATAGAATTAGGCACACCGACAGGAAAAGTGCCAACAATTAAGAACAAAAATGGAATTTTTGGTGGTTTAATTAATAAATTACCACCTGAATTGAGAAGAGCAGGTAGGGATGTACTTAACGATTTAAGAAGACGAGTACCTCTAGGTAGAATAACTGGTGGAAGAGTATTCCCACCATTTAGAATTCCACCACTAAATATTTAATAATTATAAGGAGTTATTATGGCGTTACCAATAGTTGAAACACCGAGATATGAGTTGACATTGCCATCACAAGAAACCAAGATAATGTATAGACCATTTCTTGTTAAAGAAGAAAAAATCTTGTTTATGGCACTTGAATCAGGTGATGAAAACGAAATGCAACAGGCAACAAAAGATATTTTGAAGTCAGTTACATTTAACAAATTAGATGTAGAGCAATTGCCTACATTTGATGTAGAATATATTTTCCTACAAGTTAGGGCAAAATCAGTAGGAGAAATTGCGAAGTTTAAAATTATATGTCCAGATGATAAGAAAACCTATGGTGATGTGGAGGTTGACATATCAAAAGTTGAGGTGCAAGTAGATGACGCACATACCAACAATGTAGTTTTAGATGAGAAAAGAAAATTAGGTGTTGTTATGAAATATCCTAATATGAAAGTGTTGTATAATACAGCAAATATTGAATCACTTAAATACGAAGATATTATGAAATTAGTTATAGGTTGTGTTGATTATATTTACGAAGGAGAGAAGAACTATCCTACTAAAGAATCAACAGCAAAAGAATTGCAAGATTTCTTTGAGAGTTTACCACAAAGTAATTTTATTGGTTTAAGAAAATTCTTTGAATCTATGCCTAGATTAAGACATACAACAAAAGTGAAGAACCCGAAGACAGGAGTTGAGAGTACAGTCACCTTCAGCGGGTTACAAGATTTTTTCGGATTGGCCTCTCCCACAACAGCCTAGAGGCGATCTTTGAAGTAAATTTTGCACTTATGCAACATCATAAGTATTCGTTAACAGAACTTGAGTCTATGCTACCGTGGGAAAGGGATGTGTATGTTTCGTTATTAATAAATTATATTAAAGAAGAAAACGAGAGAAAACGAAGGGATAAGGTAAAATAATGTTAGAAGACAGTATAACAAAAGCAAAACAGACAGGTATAGATACCATTAAGATGGTGTGGGAGTTTTTTACAGATGAAATACCTCACGTTTTATCTAATTGGAGATTTGTTCCAAGAGCAATGATGTTATTATATTGCTACGCATTTTATAGCACAATGAATTGGTTTATGGCATTACCAGCACCAAATAACGCACAAGCAGGATTTGTGTCAGTAGTTGTTGGGGCAGGTGCGGCTTGGTTTGGTTTATATGTTAATAGTGGTGGAGTTAAAAAAGCACCACCTAAAAAGAAAGACACAAGCATAGGATAATAATATGGCATCCGTATCAGATATAGCACCATTAAATACCACAGTTGACACTGGTGCTTCAGAAGCACAAGCAGAAATAACAAAGTTAGCAGAAACTATTAAAAAAAATGCTACACTAGGTTTAAAATCTGCTGCTCAAACAGTTGTAGGTAGTGTACCTAAAATGATTACTGATTTAACTAAAGAAATTCAAAGTGGTCCTATTAATTCATTTGGACTTGCAATGAATAAGTTAGTTACATTAGTAGATAAATTAGGTATTAATTTAAGACAATACAACGAAGAATTAGCAGATACGGTTGATGAATATAGAGGCAGTCAGGAAAAATTACAACAAAAATTACACGAGTTAAGAGAAGAAGGTATTAAAGCAGAGATTAATGATAGAGGTGATGGTGTTAGATACCTAACAAACCTAGAAGTTAAAAAATATGAAAAGGAAAGAGAAATTAGTAAACAATCTATTGAAACTAATAAGGAAGAGATACAAGAAAGACTTGAAACAATTAATAGTTTAGAGAAACAAAATCTGTTAACAGCAGGCAATAGAAAAGAATTACAACAAGAAATAGATACTAGATATAAAGCAAATGAAAGTTTACAAGAAGAAATTGATGTAGTTGATAAAAAAATTGGTAAAACAGCAGACACAGGTGCATTAGGAGATCAACCAGGGTTTGGTAAACTTACTGAATTAAAAGAGGCATTTATGGTTATACCTGATACTATTACTGAAGTATTTGGTGGTGTTAAAAATATAGGTAAGGTTATAGGTAAACAGTTTAAAGGTTTTCTTGGTGCTCCAATGAAGACAATAGCAAGAGTGTTCAAGTCAATTGGTACTATGTTTAGAACTTTTAGAATATTAATTGCATTGAAAGTATTAGCGGTAATTGCTGCCTTTCAATGGGTTGTAGAACATATAACAGGAATAGGTGATGTATTTAAAAATATATGGGAGAAGATAACAGGTTTCTTTAAAAAAATAATTGATTGGTTTAGAAACTCCAAAGTAGGTAAATTCTTTGGACTTGGTGATGATGATAAAGAAGAAAAGAAAGTTGATAAAGGAGATGAATCAAGAGCAGAATTAAAACAATTATACATTGAGAAACACGGTGAAGAAGAAGGCACTAAAATGTATAATACCTGGGAGGCCGAACAAGACGCAGACAAACCAAAAATAATTAGAAAAGGTAGAGCAAGAAAATTTGAAACAAAAAAGGTAGATATAGTACCACAAGAGTCTGACCAAGATATGGAAGTTACAAAAAAATCAACACAACGGACACGAGGTGGAGGTAAAAAATTCATTAAGAAGAAAATTGTAACAGGTGATAGTACAATAGACGGTGCTACAGCACAAGAATTAAAAGATTTAGAAGTGGAAAGTAAGAAACATTTAAATGCCGTTGTTCAAGTTAATAACAACTCAACAATATCTAGTAAAAATTCACAAGGAACTACGGTGTCAGGTTATGTAGACCACGAACCAGATACTTCATTTAAATATATCAGAAACAACAACAGCGATAATACCTGGGTTTAAAATTTAACACCCATATCTTTTTCAGTAATTATCTTAAACACAGCACCATTATTATCAGCATATACAGTTGCCGCTTGCCATTTTGCTTGATTTTTAATATACTCAAAAGACTCACGCATATAGGATTTAGTTTTTCGTTTAGGAGGTTTAGGTCTCCCTAATTGACGAGAAGGTTTAATCTCAATCAACATCCTTTTATTTTTAACAGTTTTGATAATGAAGTCAGGAAAGTATCTATGGTATTTCTTATCAATGGGGTTATAATATCTAATAGGTAACTCCTCACTTGCCCAATTTATTATACCAGGATTAGTGTCGCAATAAACCATAAACCTACGCTCTAATAATGAACGATAGACTATGTTATTGTAATTGCCGACATATTTTTTTGGATTGGTCGGTTTA